AGATCAGGTTCACCTGCTGGCGAACGGTGCCGTAGATCAACGGCAACACCGAGCCGAGCTGGCTGGTGTTGTAACGCAGCGCGTTGAGCGCCTGGTTCTGCCACGCGTTGTTCTGCAGGAACGGCGTGTGCGGACGGAACAGGCTCATGGCGGGCTACCGATCCTTTACGAGTAGTGCAGCGCGTCTGCCATGATCATCCACAACGGCCACGGGTATCCTTGCGCCGACTGCGGGAACACATTGCCGCTGTATTGATTGATCTGCCGCGGCGGTGTGAAGGAGCCGCCGCCGTAGCTGATCTCGACCCCTAGTACCGCGACCGTGCCATCAAAGGTGCCGCTGCCTGTGCCGGTGCTGCCCGGTGAGGTGCCGATAAAGTCGGGCGATTGACCGAGCATCAAAGCAGGGTCGGGAAAGCCACTGCTGAAACTAACCGGCGGAGGGGACGGGTTGGCATAGAAATAACCGTCGACGTAGCCACCGGGATACTCAACACCAGGAAGGTCGCCGAGCTGCGCCGCGAAGCGCAGCGACGTGTCGCCAGCGGCACTGGTGTAGACATGGTCAATATGGACAATCTCGCCGTCGGTGCTCCAGTTGGCGCCGTAGATCGTCGCATTCGCACCCCACGGCTTCATGACGCCGGCAGCGCTGAAGCCCCACACCGCGAGCACGCCCATCCAGAACAGTTTGACCGGACTGCTCATCGCGACGGTGACGACCTCGTTGGTCACACCGGCGGGTGCGGGTGCCCACCACAGTTCCTGCTTGTAGACGCAAGGATAATCTATCGCACTATGCTGCGGGCACTGGCTCGGATACATGACTTGAAAACCGCGGCGCTGGTAAGCGCCCAAGACCGGGCTGTTGATCGCCGCTATCTGTGGGTCGGGGTCGTATTGGATGCCGCCGACGAAGCCGGTTTGGCCCGACTGGCCGTAAATGACATTGACAAGCACCACACAGGGGTTGGGTGTAGTGACGCCGGCGACCGCGATATGACCTGGCGTGATGGAGACCGCGTCAACGAAAGAGCAGCCGGTCTCCATGCCCACCGGTGGACCAGGGACGCAAGCGGCAGATTGATGGATTTCGTTAAGAGAATCGCATAGGAAGCAGACATTCTCTTCGAGCCCCGTCCAGCCGGGCGTCGGAAGTCCGCCACCGCCACCGCCGCCGCCGCCGCCCGAGGTCGCCACCGACGCATTGCCGGTGCCCACCACCACTGGCTCGGCCTCGACCGTCAGATCGCCGTTGTCGTTCTCCTCGATCTGGATGACCCGCACTGCCTCGTTGACGAGGTAGGAGTCGCCGAGACTGCCGGTCAGGGTCACGATGTCCATGACCTCGAGCAGCGCCTTGTCCCAGCCGATCTGAAACTTGTAGAGGTCGCGGATGAATTGCGCGCGTTGCAGGATCAGCTGCGCCGAGACCTGTGCTGCGTGGGCATTGGCAAAGCACTTGCCGGGCAGGCTGTCGCCGATGCGCAGCCCATAGGCGTCGATCGCCGCCTGGTCGTAAACGAGCAGAGGTGTCGCATTGTAGAAGTTGGCGCGGTCGAGGTATTCGATCGTGAACCAGTTGAACGCATCGGCCGGGTTGGTACGCGTGACGACGATCGGATCGTCCTGCCCGACCTCCGGCTCGGCGCCATCCTGGTGCGGATGCCACGGCATAAAGTCGTGGTCTGTCAGGGCATAGACCGGCGTCAGGTTGGGGGTGAACGAGCCTAGCGAGAGGTCGCCGCGCGGAATGAATTTGAGCAGGCTGCCCGAGCAGACCGGCACCACATTGAGCAAGCGGCACAGACCATCGAGCCATTGCGCGGCGCGCTGCTGGCCCTCCAATGACACCGAGATGAACAGACCAAAGGCCGTGCAGTAATTGGCGACCGAGTTGCCGGGGGTGATCAGGTCGTCGAGATTGGCCGCCGGAAAGCCACAGCCATAGCGCGCGTTGGTCAGAAAATCGGTGATCACGTTACCGGGGTTGGCGTCACCTCCGCCGGTGTCGTAGAGCAAACCGCTGAGCTCAAAGCCGAGGTTCGGGATCGTCGGGCTCGTGCCGAGATCCATCGGGGTGCCGGTGATCCAGCACGTCCCCGAGTAATTGATCCCCGAGCCGATGCCGTTGAATGTCGGGTCGCCGGCCTGGCCATCGCTGCCGGCATAGAAGTGGAGCCCGGTGGCGCTGAACGCTTCGACCTGGGCATTGGCAAAGACGAGGTTCGCGGAGTTGGGCGTGATCGGCCCCTGGCACATCGCAAAGGCGACGTCGACCGTGAAGTCCTGGTTGCCTTTCTTGCCGCCGCCTTTCTTGCCACCGCCGCCGCCCTTGCCCTGCACGGTGTTGGTGCCGCCGAGTGGCAACGCTCCTCGACCCTTGCCTTTCTTGCCGCCGCCGTTCGGCCCCATATAGTTGCCGAGCGAGATCAGGTTCACCTGCTGGCGAACGGTGCCGTAGATCAACGGCAACACCGAGCCGAGCTGGCTGGTGTTGTAACGCAGCGCGTTGAGCGCCTGGTTCTGCCACGCGTTGTTCTGCAGGAACGGCGTCTGCGGGCGGAACAGGCTCATGGCACCGCCCGCGGGTCAGAAGGCAGAGAGGAATTTGACCGGCCGGTGCTGCGCCAAGCGGCCGTTCTCGCCATCGCCCCAGCACACCTCGCCGCGGTCGGCAAAGGCGTGGATCAGCTTCGGCCACTCGACGACGATGCCGCCGTGCCAATAGAGCCGGCCATATTTGAACAGCGCGATATCGCCGGGCTCAGGGCAGTCGACCTCGTGGCCGTATTCGAGCAGGCCTGCGAGATAGGTCTCCTCGCTGCGGTGCCGGAACTGATCGGGCCGGTAGAACGGGATCTTGATTTCGCCGACGAGGCCGACCGCGCGGTAGACGCCGTAAATCAGTCCGAGACAGTCGCAGCCGGCACCCTTGAGGGAGGCCATGTGGTGAAACCGCGTGCCAATCCAGGTCTTGGCTTCGGCGATGATCGCCTGGCGCTGCGGATCGAGATCAGACAAAGCCGGCTCACTTCTTCTTGCCGGCTGCGGTCTTCGCGATCCTGCCGGCAAAGGTGTTGCCGGCGGCAGCACTGCTGGTGCGGTATCGGGCGCGGAGCCCCTTGGGCCGGCGCAGAATGGCTTGCGCCCGGCGCCGCCTGGCGGCTTGCGTACTCATTACGAGAAGGTGCCGGTGCCGGTCGCCTGCAGCGCCGCGGCTGAGCTCGAGGTAAGCGTGAGCTGGAAGTCGCGCCAGGTGTTCTGGCCAATCGTCATCGTGCCGTTCAATGTCCAGCCGGTGTTGGTGGTGACCGTCCACACGTGGTTGGCCGAGCTCGAATTGATGATCCGCAGCTTGTAGACGGCGCCGTTGATCACATTCGCGAGTTGCGCGACCAGATTGGCGACGGTCGGCAATTGCGCGTTGCTGTCGCCGCCCATCGTGCCGGTCATGTTGAGCACGACTTCCTGGAGCCCGCCCGAGATGTTCGCACCGGTCAGGGTCGTGCCCGAGGTGGCAGTGTTGGTCTTGTAAGCATAGTTGACGGTCGGTCCGAGACCGCTAAGGTCGCCAGCCAAACCAAACAGCAGCCCGGTCCAGGTGCCGCTCGCGACGCACCAGCCGATGAAGACAAAGTTGACTGGGACCACGATGCTGTTGGACGCGCCAAAATTGGTGCCGTTGAGCACGATCGCGTCCGAGCCGCTGGGGAACAACGCCGCCGGGTGGCCCGCAGTGTTGAACACAATCTGCGTCAGGCCTGCCGCTGCCGGTTGCAGCTTGGCGCTGTCGTAAGGTGACGCGGCCGCGGTCGCGGTCGTGATGTTGCTTAATTCGGTGGTGAGCTGCGTCGCACTCGCCTGTCCGCCGCCAGAGAATGCGGTGACTGCGGTGGCCGCCGAGCGGGTGAGCAGCCCGGTGAGGGTCAAACCGGTCAGTGTCGCCGAGTTGGCAGTCGCGATCAGCGCACCGATCGAGGTCTGCAACCACACCGCAGCACCCCCGGTGGCGCTCACGCAGACCCAGGCACGATTGGGCGAGGCTGTGGTGTTGATCCACACCGAGCCCGGCGCATAATCCTGGGTCGTGTCGTTGCCGACCGCCGGATCGGCGGTGGCGGTGAAATTGTTGCGACCGATCGCCTGCGTGAACCCCATGTTCTGCAGGTTGACCGCGTCGAACTGCGAACTGACCGAGACATAGAGGTTGCTGTCGACGGTATAAGTCGCGCCCGACAACACCTTGACCGATGAGCCAGCCGTAAGACCCGGCGGCGCCAGCATCATTACCATATTACGAATGCCTTATCTGGAGGGAGCTGGGGATGGCCGAAGCCGGCGCCGCCTTAAATCGCGGTTTCCGGAGGCGGAATATCGGGAAAGCCGCCGTACCGCAGCTGGTTCTTAAAGACGTTTGTGCAGGTCGGCAGCGTGTGGTCGCAGCCGGGCAACAGGTTGAACTGGTCAGTGCCGGCGACCACCGGGAAGACCCAGGGCTTCAGGAAATAGATCGCCGGGAGTGGATTGAACGACGGATCGAGCCGGCCGATGGTCCGCGAGTAGCCGGCGTTCTGTCCACTGGTACAGATGATCGTGCCGTTGTCGTAGGAGCCGGCGACGCTCGGCACGAATGTCGTGTAGATGAGATTTTGGTTGGAGCCGGCACTGCAGGTGATCGTCTGCTGGCCGATCCCGGTTGACGTGCCGAGCGCGTTCTTGCCATTGACCCGGTCGTAGCTGCACATGCCCACACCGGGCTCGCCAAAGATCAGGTTGCAGCCCGCCATGAACAGGCGCCGCGGCATTTGCACGGTCAGGAAATCGGTCAGGCTGTTGACGTGGATCTTGGTCTTGGTGCGGCCGATCTCGACATCGCCGACCCGGCCATAAAACCGTTCGATCGTGCCGGTGACGGTGGTCGAAGGCGGTACGAAATAGGCGCGCCACACCTCGCACGTCGCACCGTCGAAGAGGCCGGCGTGCAGTGCCGCCTGCCAGCTCAATGAGCCGCCGAGCGCCAGCAGGTCATTAGGCCCAGCATAGACGGTGACGTCGATCGTGCCGACGTCGAGCCCGATCTTCTCGGTGATCTTGGTGCGCTCGATCGGTGGCCCGAGCGCGAAGTAGAAGAGCGGAGAGTCGGTGTTCGGCGCCGGCGCGCTGAGTGCCGTTTGAATGCCCGAATAGTGCAGGATCTCGCCGCCCTGCAAGGTAAAGGTGTAAAGGTCCGCCATCTTGATGTCGACGTCGGGCCCCCACGAGGCCAGCAGGGTCGCCAGCGCGTCGGTGACAGGTCTCATCGCGCGGACCCCTAGAGCACGACCGAGGTCAGCTTGACCTGGCGGATCTCGTAATAGCCGTGAAGGAATTGCTCGAAGTCGAGCGCGTCGGGGAAGTAGACCCGGAAGTAATAGGTGAAGTCGGCCGAGATGGTCGGCTGCGTCGAGAAGAACGGGCTCGGCAGTGTGATCAACCCGGTCGTGTTGTCGACCGTCCAGCCGACCTGCGCCACGGCGTTGTAATAGAGGTTGCTGACGGTGTTGGGCGCGATGATCGCCTCGGCAAAGCCGCCCGGCACCAGTTGCCGCACCAGTTGCACGGTCGTGGTCCAGGTCACATTGAGGGTCAGCGTCCCGTCGCCGGAACCATTGGTCGTGGTCGGAATGGCGCTGGTGCCCGGTACGATCGAGTAGGCACCGGGGTTGAGCGGCGGCGAGCTCAACGCGGTCACACCGCCGCCGCCGGTCTGTCCGGCCACCGTCCAGGCGGCCTGTGCGGTAAAGGTGCCGCCGGTCAGGTAGACCTGATCACCGACGTTGTAGCCGCTGCCCGCGTTGTTGATCGAGACGGTGGCGACCGTGCTGACGGCTGCCGGCAGCGTTTGCCCGGTGACCGTGTCGTCGCTCGGATCGTCGAGCAAAAACGCATCGAACGCGCCGCCCGATGAATTGAAGAAATCCATCATCGTGCGCAGCTCGGTCGGGCTGGTGTACGAGCACCACGCGAAGTCGTGCAATACGGCGTAGATCAGTTTGAAGGTCCACACCGGGTTGACGTAGTCGCTGGTGCGCAGAGTGCGGCCACTGACCGCGCGCTGCATGCGCGAGCCCCAATTCGGGGTTTTGGTGATGCTGTAAGCAAGACCCCGGAAGACCGGGTAAACGCGCTGCGACATCGCTCAGCCTCCGGGCGTGTACGGGCTGTTGCCGCGATGCGCCTTGAAGAAGCTCTTGGCGATGGTGTCCGAGTGCGCCATCAGGAACTGCGCACCGGAGCGGCTGTCGATCGCCGAGAGGTGGACGTGGGTGTCGCCATAGGTGACCGACGGGCCCGAGCTCGCCGGCCCGCCGCCCGCCGCCCGGCGCAGGCCTTCGGCATAGCTCGACGGGACGATCTGCTCGCCCTGGTGCAGCAGACCCAGCATGTCGCGGTCGAGTTCCCAGGCGCCCTGCGCGAAATGCGGCGGCGGCACCATCATCCTGGCGCTGAGGATCCGGCCGAGACCGCCCTCGTTCGCCGGCGGAGCCGCCTGGAAGCTGTCGAGCAGGTTGGAGAGGCCGCGGGCTTCGCGGGCCGGCAGGACCATCTCCTGCGGGTGCGCGACGATCAGGCGGCCGCCCTTGCCGTCGGGTACGGCACCGTTGGCACCGACCAGCATGCCGCCCGCGGCCGAGGGGATGACGCCGCCCTTTTCGAGGCCGAACAGGCCGCCGATCAGGCTGAAGATCGTGCCGATAAAACCAAAGCCGCCACCCCCGCCGCCGCCGCCCCCGCCGCCCCCGCTGCCGCCAACCAGACCGCCGATACCGCTCAGCGCCGACAGCAGGGTCGAGCCGAGATTGGCGGTCGAGCTCGTCGCACTCTGCGCCGCCGGCGCGAGACCGCCGACCGCGGTGGTCAGATCGCTGATGCTCGAGGAGGCGAGCGAGAAGCTCGCGGCGCCGCCGCCGGCCAGCGCTTGATCGGTGCCCGGGATGAAAAACGTGTTGTCACCGCCCGCCCCGGTCGGGGTGTTGGTGCTGCCCAGCCCGGGCACGCCACCACCGCCCAGCGAACCGGTCTTGGCTTGCAGCGCCTGGGTGTTTTGTTGCGTCGCCTGGGTGTTTGATTGCGTCGCGGCACCGAGCGACTCCGCCGATCCTTTGCCGCCGCCGCCAAAGAGCCCGCCAAACAGCCCGCCACCCGAGCCGCCGCCGCCGAACAGTTTCGACAAGGCGCCGAGCGCGCTGATGCCGGCGATCGCCGCGGGCAGAAAGGACAGGTTCGGGCTCGGGTTGACCGGGCTCAGCGCCGGGCGCACCGAGCCTTGCGTCTCGGTGGTGATGCCGCCCTTGGTGAAGACCGTGCCGGGTGTCGAAGACGCCGCCGTGCCGCCGCGCCGATTGAACAGCCCCGCCGAGGCAGCAAGTCCGCCGATCGCGAGTAATGGCCCCAGCAGCCCCAGCAGACCGCCGCCCGAGGAACCGCTATCAGCGCCCGCCGGAGCGGCCCCAGCGCCACCGCTCGAGGCGGGTGCGGGTGCCGACTGCTTGGCTTGGGTGTTGTCCCGTACCGCCTGGGTGTTGTCCTGCGTCGCCTGCGTGTTCTGCTGGGTTGCGGGGTCCGGCGGCGTGGCCGGGTTCCCGTAAAACTGCTCGAAGGTTTCCGGCGGCGGCTTCGGCGGCTGACCGTAAAACTGCTCAAAGGTCTCGGGCGCCGGCGGGATCGGTGCGGTGGCCTTCTGCTCGAGGAGCTGGCGGATCTGGTCCTCGGTGAGCCCGCGATAGGCCGGCCCGAGCTCGTTGGCCTTGCCATAGGCGGCGAATTCGGGGCTCGTCGGCTCGCCGCGATTGAGGTTCGTGCTGGCGCTAAAATCGCCGAGCGCGGTGCCGAGCCCGGTTGTCGGGGCGGCGGGTCCCGGAGCCTTTGCAGAGGGGGGAGCTGCAGCGGATATCGGTAACCCGCCGCCCGACGTCGTGGCCGGCCGCGTCAGGATGCCGCCGGCAATCTCTCTGATGTCGACCGGCAGCGGTGCAGTGGCTGAAGGCTCCTTGGGCGGGAGCGGCGCCGTGGCGGAGGCCGCCGGCGGAATTAGCGCAGTGGCCGATTGCTCGAGGAGGTCGGGCGGGATGACGATCTCGCCCTGGTGAACCACGGCAAGCCCGGTCTGGTCGACGGTGCCGCCTTCAGCCAGCTGCGGGATCCCGCCGCTCGGGTAGAACATGACCCCGGTCGCGCCGGGCCCAACGAAGGTCCATGTCGATCCGCCGGTGGCGGCGGGTGCGGTGGTGCCGAGGCCGGGAGCGGCCGATGTGGGTGCCGCCTCCCTAGAGGCAGCCTCGTGCTCGCGTGTGCGAGAGCCTTCGCCGCCAAAGGGTGCGGCGGGCGCCGGCTGGCCGTAAAACTGCTCAAAGCTCTCGGGCATCGGCGGGATCGGTGCGGTTGCCCGTTGCGCACGCCCTTCGGGTGGCAGCGCGTCATAGGCCGCCTCGAACCGGGATTTGGGGCGGAACAGATCGCCAATGCCGCGCAGTTGACCTTTGACGTGCTCGAGTGGACGGGCAGCGAAATCCTTGAAGTCGTTCGCTATGCCGGCGAGGAACCCGTCATTGACCTGATCGGCCGGGACGACGTACTCGCCTTGGTGCACCATGGCGAGCCCGGTCTCGGTGACCGGGCCGCCTTCGGCGAAATGCGGTGGCTCGTTGCCCGATGACAGCCCGGCACCGGCGGCCGCACCACCGCCGGCGACGAGCCCGGCGAGCCCGTACTTGCGCAGGATGTCGACCAGCTTGTCGTCAAAGACGACGTAATTGCTGGTGCCATGACCGGGGAGCAACCGGTCCAGCTGCGGATAGCGGATGCCGGGAATGCCGGCTTCTCTCAGTCGGGCTGAGGCTGCAGCGGGATCGACATCGAGAGCGCTATAGAACTCCGCTCCCGTCATGCCCGGAGGCGCTGGCTCTTTCAGAAGCCCAGCACCGGTTGCTCTTTGCAGAATACCGGGCTGCTTACTGAGAGGCTCGTACCACTGCAGGAAGTCTTCCGGCGCGGCCTTGATACGGGACTCGTACATATGGCCTTGGCCGGGATCCAGCTGCAAAAGCTCCGGGTCGAAGCTCTTTAGCTCGTTCAGCAGCTCGAACTCTGGCGCACCCGGCGGATATGAGGCCACCCATTGCTGTAAGTGGTCAGTGACCTCTGCCAAGTAATCGGCAGGGTGCACGTCGAGCGCTTCGTCGCTATATTCGCTAAGGTAATCTGTTGCTGGTGTCTCTTTCCCGGCGTATGTCCAACGCGGGCCTGGCGCAGCAAACGAACGCCAGAAATCCGCGTGTTCTTCGTTCTCGGCGAAATACAGTCCGTGCCCCTGGTGCTGCCTATCCGCCCCGGTGCCGATCTTCGAGATGTCGAACGCGTCAAAATCGTGCGGCGAGCCGTGAAACGCGCGAATGCCCGGCGCCGGCAATGCCGGCGGCTCAGACGGTATTTCAGGCGCCGCCCGAAAGGTGCGCGAGTCTGGGTCTACCTCAGAGACGCGTAAACCGGTGCCGCGCGGCAGGATGTGCTCACTGATCGGGGCAAGCGATTGCTGATCTGTGCCGAGCATCTTGTCGACGTTGACCATCGGCGTTCCGCCTGGAACCCTGATCGACGCCATCCACCGCTGCGTCTGGTCTTCACCGGCAAATATGTCGGCAATGCCCTCATTGGTGCTCGTCGAGCTGAACCCGGCATGCGGGATCAGATCGCCAACAGCAGGGGCCTTCGGCAAATCACCAAAGCCGCGGTAGAGCATAGTCTTGCGCTCGGACCGCGGTGCCTGCGCGATGGCCGTATCCAACTGCTCTACCAGAGCACGGTGCTCATCGGTAAGAGGCGTGCCCGCGCGCAAGGCGGCATTGATGTCGAAGGCTTTTCCTTCTACGGCATAGGCACGCACCGCCTCCGCTGCGGCACTCTCCGCACCGGTGGGCGCCGCTGCGGCCTGGCTCGGCGCGGTCTCGGGCGCTGCGGTCCCGAACAACGCATTGCGCACGCCTTCAGCATCGAGGTGGCTGGTGTCCCACCACGGCCGCTCGCCACCGGCAGCGCCCCTGCGCGCTTGCTGCAGCGAAGCGGCAAGCTTGTCGAGCGGCTCTTCAAATCCCTGGTGTCGCTCGCTAAACGCCCGGCGCGCCAGAGAGAGGGTCTGCGAGCTTTCCGCCTCGGGCATTGCAGCAAGGCGGTTCGTCCAGAATTTGATCGCATCGTCCGACATATCATTGCTCGGCACGATGCGGCGTTCGCCCAGGTCGCTCTGCGCAAAGTCATAGATCGACGTCGCGACACCCTGGCGACGAAATGCCGGGTCCACTTCGGTCTGTCGCGCATACGCAATGTTTGCGTCGTCCCGCAATGCGAACATTGCGTGGCCAACGGTTTGATCGCCGCTCTTCGCAACATACCTGCCGGGAGGCTCGGCGCGTTCAACGGTAAAGGCATCCGCTGCCGCTTCCTCGCCGCTGGCCGCGGTTTTGCCGATCCGCAACCCGGCACTGAGCGAGCCGCCGGGTGCCGCCCCAAGCAGGTGCTGAGCGAGGAACCCAGCGGTTTCCTGCGGCGGCAGTGGCACGCCGGTAGTGGCGGCGTCCTGAATGCGCTGCTCCTGGCCGAGATAGCCCTGCGCGGTGCCGACAAAGGCCTGTCCGATGCCGCGCAGTTGACCTTTGACGTGCTCAAGTGGATGGGCAGCGAAATCCTTGAAGTCGTTCGCAATGCCGGCGAGGAACCCGTCATTGACCTGATCGGCCGGGACGACGTACTCGCCTTGGTGCACCATGGCGAGCCCGGTCTCGTTAACCGGACCGCCTTCGGCAAATTGCGGGATGCTACCGGCTTGCGCATTGCCACCGGCCAATGCCGCTGCACCACCGCCGCCAATGACGCCGGCAATGCCGTACTTGCGCAGGATGTCGACCAGCTTGTCGTCAAAGACCACGTAATTGCTCGTCGTAGGCCGTTGCAGTTCGGCCTCGGCGCGCTCGAGCTCTTGCCTGCGAATTTGCAGCGCCGCCTGAAAGCCCGCTTGGTCCTCCGACCTCGTGGGCGGTCGAGCGGCGAAATCTTCATAAGCTCGACGAAGGTCTTCGACATAAGCCCGTTTGGCTGGGGTCGCTATGCCGCGCGAGAACTGATCGAAAAAGCGGGCCCCGGGAATGCCGGCGTCACTGAGTTGTTGCGCGCCCTTCGGACCAAAATCTGACCGCCCGACAGCAGCAGCAATCACATCTTCGCCGCGCATCCCATAGGTCGAGCGACCGGCGGCCAGAGGCGCTGACAGTTCCTGCCGATGCTCCTGCGGCAATCCGCCTTCTACTGCGGCGCGGGCTTCGTCGATCGACGCATATCTGCCGAGGGGCTCTGAGCGATTTTTCAGCCAACCGATAAACTGTCCTTGATCGGGAGTAACCAATCCCCACCAATTACTAGGACTCTCGGTTCGGAACCAACTGGCGCCTTGGCCGACATCTAGCCATGCCGGCGGCTGTGGGTGTTGTAGCACACCGGCATCGAGCAGCTTCTGCGCGATCTGCGGTTGATCAGTGAGTGGCTTATCCCAATCGACAAAATGCTCGGGCTCGGCATTGATGCCGACCTCGTACATGCGGCCTTTACTCGGAGCCGTCTGCAGTTGCGGCCCGATCTGGCGCAGCCAATCGGCAGTGCGTTGATCGCCGCCGGCGCGACGCTCCGCGACCTTGGCTTGAAGACCGATAGGGCCCCACGCGCTGGTCTCTCGATTGAGGGAGCTTTCGATCGCGTCCAGTTCTTTGGACTGCCAGTCCTCCAGCTCACCCAGCGGCGCACGGTCTATGGTCGGCGGCGCTTTTCCCGCCAACCTGTTTTTATACTCTAGCGCAACCGGCTCTGCCTCCGCGAAATAGAGGCCGTGGCCACGGGCCTGCGCGCCCTCGCCGGTGCCGATCTTCGAGGCGTCAAACGCGTCAAAATCGTAGGGCGAGCCGTGGAATGCACGAATGCCCGACGACAGTGAGTTGGCGGGTGCGCCGCCGAGCATGTGCTGAGCGACAAACCCGGCCATGTCCTCGGCCGGCAGTGGCACGCCGGTATTGGCGGCGTCCTGAATGCCTTGGACTTGCGCGTTGTAGCCCTGCGCGGTGCCGACAAAGGCCTGCCCGATGCCACTCGCACCTTCCTTCAGGTGCTGCCAGGAGCGCGTCAGGTATTGCTGGAAGTCGCCCCACAGCGAGCTCTGATCGGCCGGGACGACGTACTCGCCTTGGTGCACCATGGCGAGCCCGGTCTCGTCGACCGGACCGCCTTCGGCAAATTGCGGGATGTCGCCGGCTGAGGCGGACTGCGTGCCAACCGCAAGGATGTCTTCGAGCTTCTTTCCGCTTCGAAGATCATCCATCAACTCGTGTTGGGTTTGGGTCTTGTAGTCTGCCGCCGCCTGATCCCAAAGTTGCTTGAGTTCTGCATTACCTCCAATCGTGCTCTTGAGGCGCCCATAAGGAACCACCGCTCCCAACCCGCCGGCTTGTGCGGATTGGATATCGCCCTGTAGAGAAGCGCCACCGCTCGCTTGCGCGTAGAGCGGGCCTGCTTTGTCGAAGTAGGCCTGCATCGATGTCGACGAGGCGGGCGCAACCGGCACCCCGTCGCTCGAGGTCGAACTGCCGCCCACCTGCGCCACATTGACCGGGATCGGGCCGCCGCCAGCGACACTGCGCAGGAGCCCGACATCGACGCCTGTCCCAGGGGCGCCTGTCCCGCCGACTTCTTTGGCGGCTTCGGCTTCGGCGCGCAGACTGCCGCCCGCACCTGTGTCGCCGCGCTGGAAGTGCATCAGATCGAGCGGCACCCCCGAACGGAAGTTGCCGCCCCAGCCGAGCTCGAAACCCGGTGCGACGCGCTGGCCGGCATTGTAAGCGGCGACCGCGTATTGCTTGTAGATGTCGTATTCCGGTGTGCCGGGACCGCGGCCGACATTCTTGACCGCACCCTCGGGTCCGACGATGCGCACGTCGATGGCTTCGCCTTCGGCGTGCAATGACGGCTGGCCGGTGTTGGCGACTGTGGCGCCGGGCCGATACCCGGAAGTCGCTTCGGCGCGATAGCCTTCGGGCAGCGATCTCGACGCTTCGCGCAAGATCGCATCGAGCGTCTTCAAATCACCGTGCGCGAGATCAAGCGTGGAGGTATAGCGCTCCTGAGCGGCCGCCATCGTTGCGGTGGTCGGTCCGCGATCGGCCTGCTGCGCCGAGGCGACGAGTGCCGGCCCGTAGGGGTTCTTTTGCCCGGCATAGGTGCCGAGGCCTGGACCCTGGCCCGAATAAGCGCCGAGTGCGGCGGTCCAACTGCCCATCTTGGCGAAGAGGTCGGCGAGGTAGTGCGCCGCACCAAAGATTGAGCTCGACGCGCTGGTGACGTCGACGCCGTATTGTTTGGCGGTCTCCGGCGTGAATTGCGCCAGGCCGCGGGCGTTGCCGGTCTGCTCGTTCGGATTGAAGCTGCTCTCGGCGCCGATCAGGTTGTAGAGGATCCCCGGTGGCACGTTGTATTGCGCCGCCGCGTTGTTGATCAGATCGGCATAGGGGCCGGTTGCCGGCGCATAAGCCGCACCACCGCCAGTGCCGCCGCCGCCAGTGCCAGTGACGACGCCAGCGCCGCCAGCGCCCGGCTTGAACTTGTCCAGTGCCGCGGTGTTGGCGCGTGTCGCGGACGTGTTGTCGGCGGTCGCGGTGCGCAGTGCCACGTTCGGGTCTTTGCTGCCGCTTTCGCCAAAACCGAGCAGATCGCCGAGATCGCCCAGCTCCTTGCCGATGCCCGAGGCGTCGAACAGCTTTTGGAGCGATTTCTCGAGGAGCTTCTTTTCCTGCGCCTCGAAGAATTTCTGGATCGCCTGGCCCCAGGTCTCCTTGCCAATGGAGACATTCATGATGGCGTCGGCCAGCGAGCCCGCGAGTTCCTTGTCGATCTCCTTGGCGCGCTTTACCTCTTCTTCTTGGGCCCTTTCCTGGATGTCGCGGATCTGGTTTTGCTTGCGCTGCTCTTCCTCGGCGGCGCGGTCAGCCACCTCGCGCATGAGTTCTTTTTGGCCCTGCGCCTGTTCCGCTTCCTGGGCCAGGATCTTGGCGACGCGGTCGGCGTGGCTTCTAACGATCTGCTCTTCGGCGGCGGCGGCGGCAGCGGCGGTGACTTGCCCGATTGACCGGCTTCGCTCGACCGATCGCAGATCAGCGGCTTCCTGCTCGTTGTCGCGCTTGCGTGCTGCCTCAAGCTCTTTGATAGCGTCGCGCGCGGCGTCGTTCTTGGCGGCGTTGTCGACCTGGGTCTTCTGGATCTGCAGACGCCGCTCTTCAGTGTCGAGCTCTTGGAATTTGCTCGGCGGTACGATCTGCTCGATGGTCTGCTGGTCCGTCGTGCGCTTTTTCAGCTCGACGAGCTCGTCCTCCCAAATCTTGCGCTTGGCCGCGAAGGTCTTTTGCAGGTCCTCGACTTCCTGCTGCTCGATCTGTGCAATCGCTTGCCGATTGCCATTGGCTTGCGCCTTGAGCAATTCGTAATACGCGCGCTTGGCGTTGAGCTCGTCCTGATTGAGCTTGACCGCCAGGTCGAGCTTCTTCTTTTCCTGCGTCTCATCGACGGGTGTCGGTACCCCCGGCTTTGCTGCCGGCCCGCCCTCCTCGTGCTCGCGTGTGCGAGAACCTTCGCCGCCAAACGGCGTCTCTGGCGGCTTGGGCGGCTCTGGGAGATACTTCTGCCGCTGCTCGGCCGGCAGTGACTTGAGCCATTCCTCGTATGTCGGCAGTTCTACGCCGCTAAGACCAGCCGACTCGCGAAGCGGAGCCATCTGGCTTTCGTATTCGCGTTGACCCTCCTGCCGGCGACGGAATGCCTCTTCGCCACGCGCGTCGAGCGGCACCACTTTTTTGGCTTCTTTGGTCGCCTGGTCCTCTTCCAGGCCGGCCAGTTCGCGCCACCAATCGACCGCGTCCTTAATTTTTCCGGCCAGCCATCCGAACTTTTCGCCGAGGGTGTTGATGCCGACGACAGCACCACCGATGCCGCCAACAAATGTCCCGATCAGCGCGCCCCAAGGCCCGAAGAGTGCGCCGATCCGTGCGCCCAAATAGCCTCCGCTGACCGCGCCGCCGAGCTCATCGAGCTTGGCCTTGACGTCGTCGGTGTGCTTGGCGAACTCCGTTAGGTTTTCGATGGCTTTGTTGATCGGGTCGCGGAATTCCTCGTAGATGCTGACGCCGACGCCGAGCAGCGCGGCCTTGAACCGGTTGATCCCCTCTGCAGTCTCAGCAAGGTGTTTGATCACCGGCTCAGTCAGACCGGTGAGCTCGAGCCATGCCTTTTTGAGCTTTTCGAACTCCTCCGGGCCGCCCTTGATCGCGGCGATGAGTTCCTGCATGCCGCGCGCACCGAGCAGCTCTTTGAAGAGCGCGGCCTTTTCCGGCGTGTTGGCCCATTGCGTATAGGCTTCGGCAAGCCGGGTCAGTGCATAGGAGCTGTCCTCGGAGGACTTCTTGATGTCCTCCATTGAATAGCCAAGCGCGATCAGCGCTGAGCGTGCCTTGCTGGGCGCTACCGCCGCCTCGGTCAGCTTCGAGTCGAGCAGGATCAGCGAACGCCGCGCGGTCTCGGCGTTGCCGCCGGTCAACTGCATCGCACCGCTGAGCTTGGCGAACTCCTCGACCGGCATGCCAATGGCCGCCGCGATGTTCTCCATGCGCTCGCCCATCTCGGCGAGCCGCTCGAGGCCCTCTATCGCCTCCTTGACGCCGAGACCGATGCCGAGCAATTCGGCGGCGTGCCGCACGCCCTCGCCAAGCCGGTGCATACCTTCATTGGCTTGCTCGGCGGCTTCCGCCAGGTGCTTGAGATGTTCGCCCCCCTGGCTTGCCCCCGCGCCGAGGTTCGCAGCGTGTGCGCCGGCTTGCTGGACCGCCTGGCCCAACTGAGTGCTGGCACCGCCGAGCTGCTGGGTGGCTTGGGCGGCCTGGTTGACGCCGGCGATAAAGCCGGAGGCGTTAGCGGTGATTTGGACGGTGATCGAAGCCTGTGGCATGGTCGATCTCCGTCAAGCGAAGCACGTTGGGGGAAGGGATGATGTACGTTGCGCTGTCGCAGCTGCCGACGCTGGTAGCCCTGGTCGTGGCGCTGGAGCTGGTTCAGCTATTGGCAACCATCGTGCTGATCATCCGGGTGGCGAGTTTTCAGAGATCAGTCGAGGCGGCGATTGACACCGGACTGCTCGACAAAGCGCACGGCTAGCCGAGCCCGATGACGCCGCCCGGGAAGTCCATGACCATTTGGAACGCGTTAACAACGCGCTGCGGCTTCTTGTAGCCAAAGTAGGCGGCGACAAAGATGTCAGCCGGCGGCTCGTCGCCCCATTCGGTGTAGAGCGCCTCGAGCCGCGGCATCGTCAGATCGTCTTCCCACCATTCCCAACGCGAGCCCTTCAGCCGGTTGCAGACGTGGGCGATGATGCTGTCCCAGTCGGGGAGCTCGGGCTCGGCTCCGGGCCGCTCGCTAAAGGGGCGGCACTCGGCTCGACCTTTCGCATCATGCCGGTCTGCTGGGCGACGATGCCCATTGCGTCGACCATTTCGGCCATGCCGATCGGCATGTCGTCAAAGACCTGGCGGGTCATTTGCGGGTGCGCCCGGGTCAAGGCCCAATAGAGCGCATCGGCGATGATGTCGAAAAACTCGGGCTCGAGCCGCTGAATGATCTCGAAGGAAAAGTCGGTGACCTTCCACAGCCGCGAGCGCAGCTCGGTCTCCGAGCCAACAGCCTCGATCATCTGTTGCTTTTCGTCCGCTTCGAGCAAGGCGAGCTTTTGCTCGGCGATATCACGCATCCGCTTGGTGACCTTGGCGACCGCAGGCACGACGACGCGGTTCTGCCGCGGCGCCAAAAGCGGGATCGGCCAGTCCTTGCCGGCCAGGTGGATGGTGGGCGCGCCGGCGCTCTTGGCCACCGCGTTGGGCTCGGGCATGATGTGTGCGGCGCTGCCCTGCGGGAACGGCGGTGGTAGTTGTGTTTCCCCGGCTGCCGCTGCCGGCGCGGCGGGCGCGGCGCCGCTCATAATGCTGTTGACGGCGTTAAACTCGCGCATCAATCCGTCGACGTCTAAGTCAGGCAAGTTGAAAACCCCCTTTGAAAAAGCGGCTGCGCCGCGCCGCCGGGTCCGTGGAAACCCTAGCAGCGCGGCGAGCCCGACAAGCCAGAAACCGGAGAGGAAACTGGCTTACGCGTCGGTCATTGCGATGGTGCCCCACGCGTTGGCGCAGTCGGCGAACGCCTGGAACTCGAGATCGAAGAGCAGGTAGTCGATGTTCTTGAACGGCATGCCGGTCTTGGTGGCCTTGCACTGGTTGAGCTTGATCGAGATGACCTTGGTGGTGCCGCAGACGTTGTAGGTATTGGACCCAAGCAGCTCGAAGGTCGTGCCCTGCCCCATCAGCTGGTTGACGGCGCTGATTTCGTTCATCGTCGTCACGTTGTAGCTGTAGTAGATGTCGAGCGAGACCGTGTCGGCCGAGTTGAAGTTGTAGGCCCCGACACCAGCGGCACCGGCGACATACTGCCCGGCATTGGGTGAGCCGGTGACCGGCTGCAGCGGGTTGCCGGTCGAGTGGTAGCGCACGCCCAAATCTTCGGAGAATGTCGCGCCATTGGTGACCGTGATCGTCAAGGCGCCGGTGTGGTTCTCCGGTGCGGCGATCTGGAAACCGCTGTTGGAGGTCAGGGTCTGACCGAGGATCGTGTTGTTCAGGTTGCCGAGGCCGACCTGGGCGTACTTGGCCTTGCCGGTGATCTTCATTTGCGCCTGGGCGACGTCGACCGGCAATGCATATTGGCCGATCAGCTCCTTCATCGTGCGATCGATGTCGAGCTCCATGTCTTGCAGCACGCCGAGCAGGGTGACGGTTTGGTTGGCGGCGTCGGTACGCTTGCAGAACCAGTTACCGACGCCAAAGTTGTAGGCGACCATTGGGATTGACTCCATCTGAGGGAAAGACCGACGCCATCACGGCGTTGGCACTGGTGGGCTCGGATTCCCGAGTGGGCTCCCGCGAAGGGAATGCCGACGGTCATCCGACGTTGGCGAGCGCCTTGCCCAAGGGCGTTTGGGTGTAATCGGGCAAAAGAAAAAGCGCCCCGCAGGGCGCATCTGGTAGGAGGGCTGATGTATCCGGTGATCTACGATCCGGTCTAGGTCAGGCGGCGATCGTCGTGCTCTCGACGGTCTGCACTTCCTCGACCTCTGCGTCCTCGATGACCTGCCGCACGGTTTGCATCAGGCCTGCCCAATCACCGGGACGGTCCTGCGTGCACAGGCGCATTGTCGGATACCACGGGCTGTCGTCGCGGCCCGTGAGCCAGCGCCAGCAGCGCCAGTTCGCGAACAACCCGATCGCCGGCCGGCCGAGAGCGCCGGCAAGGTGCAATACCGAGGTGTCGACTGAAATCACCAAGTCGACCTGCATCAACGCTGCAGCGGTGTCGGCAAAATCGCCGAGGATTCCTGAGAGATCGCCGATCATCGAGCGCATGCCGTGGCGCTGGATGTCACCGACCCGCTCGCCCTTTTGCAGCGAGACAAAGGCGAGTGCGGGCATATCGACCAAGCTCAGCAGATGCTCGAAGGGCATCGAGCGCCGCAGGTCCGGCACGTAGCCCGAAGAGCCGGCCCAGCACAGGCCGACCATCAGCCGGATACCGGGCGGTTTCATGATCGGGATGCCGAGGCCGGCTTCCGGCGCCCGCAGGTAGGGCTCGCTCGGGATCGTCTCGAGGGTGGTGCCCAGGTGCAGCGGCACCGACATCATCGGCACATGAAAGTCGGCTGGCGGCGGCGGGTTATCGACCAGACAGACCTCGTCGGCGAGGCCGGAGATCGTGATCAGCCGCAGCAAGGGTTGCGGCACCGCAGCGATGACATGGGCGCCGCCGGCGCGCAGTTGCGGCAGGAAGCGGCAGAACTGCAGCGTGTCGCCAAAACCCTGCTCATGGTGGACGATGATCGTCTTGCCCTCGAGGTCCTCGCCGTCCCAGCGCGGGATCCCGCTGTCCCAGATCGGGTATTTGTCGAGCTCGGCCCAGCGGGCTTCGTGGTGCAATAACCCCTCGGGGTATTCGCCGCAGGCCAACAAGGCGATGCCGAGATCGCGGCGGATGCGCGCCTGATCGGGTGCGAGCTCAAGCCCCCTGCGAAAGCATTGCACGCTCTGTTGCGGCCGGCCGGCGGCCATCCGCGCCAGGCCGAGGTTGTGAAACAGCCCGGCGAGCCCGAGCGGGTTGACGTCTTCTTTGCGGGCCAGCTTTTGCTCGCAGATCTTGATGGCGGCGATCTGTGCGGCGGCCGCCTCGACGTAGCGATCGGCGCGAAACAGGGCGTTTCCGAGGTTACCCAGATAAGCCGGGTTGTTTGGCTCGAGGTTGACCGCGCGCTGGGCTAACGCCAATGCCGCGTCAAACTGGCGCCGGTCCTGCACGATGCAGGCGAGCGAGGTCAGTGCCGCATGATGGTTGGGATCGAGGCGCAACGCCGAGACGAGGCAATGCTCGGCGGCGCCGATATTGCCGCGGTCGTAGTATTCCTTCGACGACAGGAAGTAGCGGTGCGCGCTGGGGATGAACTTGCCCTCTTCGGGCGGCGCGATCAGCGGTGCTTCGATCATCACTGCTCGCCGTGCTCAGCCTCGGGCTCGTGATC